CAGATCAATTAGCTTGGGAGTCGTCTCTAGACAATGCCTTCAAGACTGTTTTGCAAGAACAACATTGGCCTAAGATTGTTCAAGGTGATTTGCTCTTGGAAGACTCTGCAGGCTATCACGATAACTATTATGCCCTGAGAAGAAACATTAGCTCTTGCATGCAACGCCTTGGCTATGAACTTGTGCCGAACCCCAACTCAAAAGATGGCAGGTGGAAGGCATTCTCAAAGAGTGTTTCTGTCTACAAAAAAATAGGGTCGCAAGGTTGGTGCCTCACGACCCTGAAGAAAGAATTAGATTGGTAGCTTAAAACATTTCATCAACGTAGGCCACCTCTATTTCATGGTCGTAAATATGTTCTGGATCGTTCTTCACCAACTGAAGCAATTCCTTCAATGTGATCGTGTCAGTGAAATAATCCTCTGCTTCAGAACGTGTTCTTGCAAACTTTGCAACTTGAATTTTTAACGTAACATCTACGCCAACTTGAAAATATTTTGCGACTCTCATCAGCTTTCTCCTCTGGGGTTTTTGATTCGGTAAATCATGTCAACTCTGCATGCACGACCTTTGGACCAATCGTGGTTGACGCCATCAACTACTGCAAGCATGTGGTGGCGTATGTGGATGAGGTAGTTTTGACCGTCTTTCCATACGTCAGGGAAACGATCCATGTGATGGGTTGTGACATTTTTCAACTTGTCACGGTGACCTTTGGGGTACTGCTTGATGAAATCGCTTGGTTTGACCGTCTCTGTTTCAACGCCTAACTCTTTCAAAGCGTTTGTCCACTGATAGCCCCATGTGCCTTTGTTGCTCTTGCGACCTTGATCGGCTAGTGCTTTATGAACTTTTTGGTAAGGAATGTTGCAAGCTAATGAGATGGCCATCACAACACAGTCGTTGTTCTCGTTCCACATTGCTCGTGACTCGCGTCTCATGTCTTCGTAAGCGACAGTTTGGCGACGATCTTCTTTATTAATTCTACCCATTTTTCTTTCTCCGGTTCTAAGTTATGAAAGTACTATGCCTGAACAATACACATAAGGCAACATAAAAGAACACAAAGAGCGATAATAGTTTTTCGACGAGGGACGATCGGCACCCCATTCGGTGCTTATTTGCGCCCCCTAAACTTGATAAAACTACGTTGAAAAAATAATTAATATAATATCAAAAAGTGCTAGAAAACATATTAATTTAATTTATATTTTACTTTAGGTTTACCAAGTTTAGAGGGCTGGTAAGTTTTAACTTGCCTAACTCGACCACACGATCGATAATACGAAAAACAACAGCGATGAGTGCGCGATGAAAACTTATACAGACAAAGAGAAAGACAAGCTGATCGACAATGTCTGTGACATGATGTCTACGGGCGTGCCTTGTGGTAAGTCTTGCGAGAAGATTGGAGTTCCTAAGTCTACATTCCTCGGCTGGACAAAGGCGGGAGGCCGTGCCGCCGACCGGTACGCGCTCGCTCGCGAGGAAATGATCCATTCATTGGCTGAAGATGTGTTGCTGATAGCTGACAAAGACCCTGTGTCAGTCGTTGACAACAACGGCATAGCAAGGTACGACTCTGCCGCAGTCCAACACCAGCGTTTGCGGGTCGACTCTCGCAAGTGGTTGCTCTCCAAGATGATGCCCAAGGTGTACGGTGACAAGGTCGCACAGGAGCACACTGGTGCTGACGGTGGACCGATCAACATTGCGTCTCTCAACCTTAAGAACTTGACGGACGAAGAGCTCAGCAACATGGAACACCTTATAGAAAAAGGGAACACTGAAGAGCAATGAACGAGATGTCACCTGCGTTCGTCTCGCAAGCCATCAAGAAGGAGAAGGACAGAAGACTTGCGTCTGCGTCGTTGTACGAGTTTGTAAGGCAGTCGTGGCACGTTGTTGAACCTTCTGCTAACTTTGTAGGCTCATGGCACATCGAAGCTATATGCGAACATCTTGAAGCCATCAGTTCAGGCGACATAAAAAAGTTGTTAATCAACATACCTCCGAGACATAGCAAGTCGACGATCGTTAGCGTCATGTGGCCTATGTGGGAGTGGTTGACAGACCCAGCGCAGAAATTCCTGTGCGCATCCTACTCCGGCAACTTAAGCATACGCGACAACCTGAAAGCTAGACGACTCATACAATCACCTTGGTATAAAGAGCGATGGGGTCACATGTTTAAGTTGTCCGGAGACCAGAACGCTAAACAACGGTTTGAGAACGACAAGACAGGCTACAGGATCGCTACATCGGTTGGTGGTACAGCGACAGGTGAAGGTGGATCAAGATTGATACTCGATGATCCGCACGCTGCACAAGAGGCACAGTCGGACGCCATACGTGAGTCGGCAGTTGAATGGTTCGATCAAGTATGGTCGACACGTCTCAATGATCCTAAGAATGATGCGATGGTCACGGTCATGCAACGCCTTCATGAGATGGACATAAGTGGACACACCTTAGACATAGGCGGTTGGGAACATCTAATGATCCCAGCAGAGTGGGACGGTCGTAAACGTCAGACAAAGCTAGGGACTTACGACCCACGCACAACCACAGGCGAGCTCATCTGTGCCGATCGTTTTGGGCCTAAGGAAGTGTCTGACCTGAAGCGGTTGCTTGGTGTCTATGGCTCTGCTGGACAGCTACAACAGGATCCCAACCCTGCCGACGGTGGAATATTAAAAACTAGCTTTCTGGCCATGTGGCCTCACGAATCTGGGCTACCCCCATTTGAATATATTTTGCAATCCTATGATTGCGCCTTCACGGAGAAGACCACAGGAGACCCAACTGCGTGCAGTGTTTGGGGAATCTTTACGCACGAAGGTCAAAAGAATGTTATGTTAATAGATGCTTGGGACAAACATTTAAGTTACCCTGACCTTAGAGAAACAGCAGTAACAGATTGGGCAAAAGAATACGGCGGTTTATCAAAAGAAAATCCATACAGCAAGGCTAGAAGACCGGACAGGATTCTTGTCGAGGCAAAAGCAAGTGGCCAATCTTTATTGCAAGACTTAAGATTAGCTAAAGTTCCGGCCATAGGGTATAATCCAGGAAACGCAGACAAGATAAGCAGAGCGCATCAAGCTGCACCAACTTTAGAGTTGGGATTGGTATGGGTGCCAGAAAGCAAAAAGAATCCTGGACATTTCGTTTCATGGGCTAATGATTTTGTAAAACAGCTTGCTAAATTTCCAGTAGCAAAGCATGATGATTATGTAGATACTTTTACTCAAGCTATTATATATTTCAAAAACGACCACTGGTTTGACTTGCCGCAAGCAAGAGACCCTGATGAAAGAAAAGTTATACCGTTTCCTAATGTTAACCCATATGCTGCTTAGGAGTTGTTATGCCTGAAGATGGAGCTTTATCAAACGCCCAAAGATATTTAAATGAAAATGCAGATGTGTTAGCTAACGCAGAAGAAAGAGCTGAGGGAATGGATTTTGTTGATGGGGGTCGGCAATTATTTCTAGATTCTGTTGCGCGAGAACATTATGATTCTTTTGGCATGAATGAAGGTCGCGAAAATTTTGAAATGCGAGCTTTTAATCCTGCAAACCGATCTAATTTTACACAAGAAGTTTCTTCTCTAAGTCCTGAGAGGCAATATATAAACGCAAATCCAGATGTTGCTATGGCCGCAGATAAAGAATTTAGAGATCGTGGGTTTACTAGTTACGACACGATTCCAGACTACCAAGACACTTATGCCAGAAGGCATTATCACGGGACACCATTCACTGAGTCTTATGGAATAAACGAAGGCCGTGATGGTTTTGGTATGCAAATTCCTGATGTTAATCCTCAATTAATGAACATTGCAAAAATAACTTCTAATGTTGTAGACAGTCCTGGGGTTGGACAAAATGAAGATATGATCCTTCCTACTTATAGATTTAACTCAGACATTCCGAATCCAGGAGCATTGTCAGATACTTTTTATGACATAGGGAAAAGCTTTCAAATTGGTGCTCTTGATGGTTATGGTTCAAACATGAACACTGACATGGCAGGTCGGGACATGAGCAAATTTTTACAAAAGGCTTATGGAGGTCGTGGTTTTGGTTATCAAGATACACTGGTGGATAGTCTTGGTGGTTTTGGAGAACTGTTGAGAGCTTATGATATTCTTGGTGTAACAGGAGAAGGTGATAGTTACGCTGACAAACAAGTAGCAGGCTTTTTAGATTATATAAACCAACCAGGAAATTCTTCTATTGACAAGGACGGAACAGGCGGTGAAAGTGCAATTGCAAAAGACAACAGCGTAAACTTATCAAACTTTTCTTCAGACACTGCCCTTGGCAAAACTTTGGGGGCTTTCAAAGGATTGCCTCCATCAGGACCATGGGGACTGGCATACAAAGCTGGTGATGTGCTTTACAATGTGATGGTTAATGACGAGAGTGTTACTGATGCTCTTGGCAATGCTTTTGGCTATGGTGTAGGTCAATCATACACAAATCCTGAGCCTGGATTTGGAAGTTATAGCAACGAAACAGGAATGGGAGAAGGCTATAAAGAAGGCGGTTCTACATCTTTGAAAGACAGTTTGCAAATCAACAAACCCAGAGCAACGCCAAGTCATCCTAAGAAGTCTCACGTAGTAAAAATCAATGACAACGGCCAAGAGCGTATGCTTCGGTTCGGTCAACAAGGAGCAAAAACAAACAAGAATGCAAAACAACGCCAAGCATTCAAAGACCGCCATGCAAAGAACATAGCTAGAGGAAAGACATCTCCAGCATATTGGGCCAACAAGGTCAAGTGGAAAGCAGCAGAAGGTGGATTAGCTGAGTACGACCCTGCCAAAATTGCTGCATTGAAAGAGAGTATGATGAATGGCTAGCGCGACGGACTTAGCACGCAACATACTAGGCCAAGGTCTTCTTTTAGGTTGGGGAGACGAGCTTGAAGGTCTGGTGCGTGCTAAGTTTGGTGATGAAACTTATGAAGACGCTGTTAAGCAGATACGCGCAGAGAACGAAACTTATTCAACAGAAAATCCTTACGGAGCATTGGCAGGAGAAATTGCGGGTGGATTCATACCAACAGTTGGGGCATTAGCTTTGACGCCATTCACTGGTGGATCATCTACAGCTCTTGCTGCAGGGAACATAGGCAGATTAGCAACGATGGGCGCGAGGAAGTTAGGACCATTAGGAACTGCAGCATTAGTTGGAGCAGGAGAAGGCGCGATAGCTGGAGCAGGTACGGCAGAAGAAGGCAATCGTTTACAAGGAGCAGGTTTAGGAGCTGTGATTGGTGGTGCGGCAGGAACAGCAGTTCAAAAAGGATCCGAGTTAGTAGTCAACGCACTCAACAAAAGAGCGATACAAAAAGCAGCACAGCAAGTTCCGGACGAGAGCGCATACGATCTATTGCAAGATCGGTTGGTGGAGAGTGGCGTACGCATGGACGCAGTGAAAGACAAAGGTGGCAATTGGATTGAAAACGAAGAATTGTTCACAGACCTTTACCGTGGTCCAGCCGACGCCAGTCAACTCAACGAACCTATATACAAAGCTGAAAGATCAATAATCAAAAAACTACAAAAGTATGCTAAAAATGAACTGGGCACGCCAGAAGATCCTGTGAGAATGCAAGCAGACGCCGAAAACATATTGCATTTTGATGGAGCAGAGGTGGAGCTGCGGGATAATTACTCTGCGCCCAGATACGACAGCAATACAAAATTCAAAAGATATGGAGAATCGCGTGAAGGTCTTACGTGGGAAGACGTCAGCGACAGAGAAATAAGAATTGAAAGAGCAGGACAATTATTAGACCCTGCTTCCGTGCGAAGAGACAAGGGTGACCTCCCTGATGAAGTTGTGAACAAAAAAATTGAAGAAACTTTAGAAAAGTTCACTCCAAGAGATATTTTTGATTTTATTAAAGTTGAAGATAGTGCTCCTGATTACGTTGAACATAAGTTAATA